CTTTTATATCATGCAGAAAATGATATTCCTCTGGGTGAGCTTTATCGTGTTGGGTCACAATCCTATTATAGGGTATTCCGTGAGGCCAGGGAATTATATTCTGACGGAAAGGTTGAACTTTCTGGATTAAATCTTCATTTAATTGAAAATACAGATATTGGTGAATTTGGTGAGTATGAAGGAAACCCTGTTCCATTGGATTCTCCAATGGTTATGGAATCTGAATATGATGGCCGAGATGTTGAATTGAATAAACCTAAAAAGGGTGGACCTAAAAAGTATTATGTATATGTTAAGGACCCATCAACTGGTAATATTAAAAAGGTTACGTGGGGTGATACCACTGGATTAAAAGTCAAATTAAATGATAAAGGTGCCCGGGCATCATTTGCTGCAAGACATAAATGTGATACAAGAAAAGATAGAACAAAGGCCTCATATTGGGCATGTAATTTACCAAGATATGCAAAACAATTGGGGTTAAGTGGAGGAGGCAACTTCTTTTGGTAGAACCTTATATTGATCGGTTCGAAGAGGATGGGTCAAGAACTAGGACATTTTCTTCGGACATAGACAGTGATGAATTAATTTGGCATAGGGATAAAAAGGACAGAGAAATAACCATTTTATCCGGTGTAGGTTGGAAATTACAAATGGAAGACAAGTTGCCAAAGGAATTAGAATTAGGAAAACTATATCATATACCTAAAATGGAATATCATAGAGTTATTAAAGGCAAAGATAATTTAAAAATAAAGATATGGGAAAATGGCAGCTAAGTTGAGTGAAAATACTGAAGTAGCATTACCGTTACGCAATATCATTAGTATGATTGCTGGCGCATCGCTTGCGACGTGGGCATACTTTGGTATCGTAGAAAGATTAAACACAATCGAGACAAGCATCACTATGATGAAGTCTGATCTCGAAATGAATACAGAGTTTCGCATTAAATGGCCGCGAGGAGAAATGGGTTCACTACCTGCGGACAGTGAGCAGTTTATGTTGATTGAACACGTTGCAACCGAACTGGAAAAACTAACAGACGAAATAGAGGGTGGTCAAGCACCATTCGATCAACAACAAAAACTGCAGATCGAGTTTATGTTACAGAGAATTGAGCAGTTGGAAGCGACGCACGAAAAGATCAGAAACGATATCATGGATCTGATTCACTCAAACAGTCAAATTCCAGCGCCATCTGCAAATAAACATGAAGGGCACTAGATATGATTGTAGGGGAGTTTATCATATTATTAATGTTTTTTGGCGATCCAATTGGGCTCAAAGAATATACTGTAAGGGATAGTTTAGGCGAATGCATGAAAGCCAAAAGAACTATCGAACGTCAGATACGTGGTGGTAAATCAAAGGCACATAACAGTTCTTTGATACTATCATGTCGTAAAATGGAAGTCGTAGTCGATGCAGATTATAGAATACTTGAATTCGTCAACACAGAAACTAATAAGATTAGGGTCAAATAATGGCTGATTTAAACACAGCACGGTTGGATAGAATCGAGGAAAAACTCGACAGATTAACTGATGCCATGGTTTCTATGGCAAGGGCAGAAGAAAAGATTAATGCTTTGAACGACGATCACAACAAAATGTATGAACGATTGAATCGCTTGTCGATGAAACTAGATGATATAGAGAAAAAGGTCGACGATAATGCACGTACCGTTAACCTTATAAATAAGATAGTATATGCGGCAGTTGTTGCTGCTGTTGGGACGTATGTGGCCCATATGTGGATGTAATAGGAGATAAAAATGTCCAAACAATTAGTTGAAGCTATGGGTCGAGCATATCAAGAGATCCATGAAAAGAAAATGACAGATGATGAAATGTCATCTAAAGAGAAAATGAAAAAGGGTTTGTATGATGACAATACAAATGACCAAGAAGATGATGGTGAAGGTCTTGATAAAGTTCAACCAAAAGCTGTAAAGAAAAAGTTCAAAGATCGTAAAGACAAGGACATTGATAATGATGGTGACGTAGATTCTTCAGATAAGTTTTTACATAAGCGTCGTAAAGCTGTATCAAAAGCCATTGGTGAGGATGAAGATGAGATGAATGATGATGAAAAAGAAAACGGTAACGGAAAAGAAAATGGTGATGATAAGAAAAAAGCCAAGAAGAAAAATGGCAATGGTGAGAAGGATGAAGTAGAGATGAATCCTAAAATGGAATCACGCATTCGTAAGTCATTGAAGAGCGTCCTTGAAGCTAACCAAAGTCCAAATAAAGATAAAGCAGAAAAGCCTGAAGATGCACTCAAAGGTAAAGGTGCAAAAGATATGATGGAACCTGCTAAAAATCCTAAAGTTGATGACACTGAAGAAAAGGGTCACGACGATGCATCCAAGGCTGGTAAAGTAACAAAACCTGCTGGTGCTCGTGGTGGTAGAGACAATGTTCGTTCAGGTGATCAAAAAGTAGTTGCACCTGGAACTGCTATGAAAAAGACTATGGAAGCATATGCAGAAGTGCAAGAGAAGTGGTTGAAACTTCACGAACCTATTGATGGTACAACTGAAATTGATCCGGATGGTAAAGTCCAAGACGCGGAAGAAGATGGTAAGGAGTAACAAATGTTTTCATTTAATCCATTGAAAAGTATCATGGAATCATATCAGTCAATGAATGAAGCGACTGGTACGGGCTATGCAATCTATCATCCAAAACATGGATATAGAGGTAAGTCTTTTTCTATGGGCCCTCACAAAGCCGGCCCTGGTACACCATATGTGGGCAAAGAATTTAGTAAAAAGGTGAACATTTTTAAAACAGAAAGTTCTGCAAAGAACTCAGACAATGTTTCAATCTTTTCACAACAGAGTATTGTCAAAGGAAAAGAGATTCTATCATACCACCCCAAAGCTAAAAAAGGAATGGAAACTGTACATGCTATAGATCTGGCTACAGGTAAGGCAACTGATACAGGATCAACGTTGTATGACGCTCAATTAGCATATGCACAGAAGAAAGCAAAAAAAGAAAACGGAAAAGGCCCGTATGATCAAGTTAGAGCAGGTACTACCAGTATGCAGGATATACCGGTGAACCAACGTGACCAAAGTATCAGTGGTGACGACTTTAAGTTTTACAAATAAGGAGAAAATATAATGGCAATCAGTCCTCCAAATTTTCAAAAGGATGCAATCCCAACAAATCGTGGTTGGACACATCCAAGGACAGGTGAATTGTTGAAAGCTCAAAAACTGTCTCAACAACAAATTGATGAGTACAATGGTGTATCAACAGCTCAAACTCTTACCGAATCACCAACAACTGAAGAAGAGTTTGCTGAAGAGCATCTAGAACTGGATATGGATGACCTTTCAATCGAAGGACATGAAATAGAACCCATAGAGATCGATGAAGATGAGTATTGGACAGAAGATGATTTGGATGGTATGTCCAAAAAGGAACTAGAAGAACTTGGTCGTGAATATGGAATCGAACTTGATCGACGTCTCAATAAGGACGTACTTGTTGAACAACTTAAAGCGGTGATGTTTGAGGAAGAATAATAATAGCTATATAATATTATGGAACTTAATGAAAAAACCTTTCTTCTTTATGCTTCGAGACACTACTATAATCCAACCTTTTCGGATATAGAAGAATTTCACGAAGATTTGAAACGATTTAAATATATAAAGCGCTTAGTCAATAGATATATTGAGAATGGTATATTGACTGAGCGCTTAATTTTAAATCACCTGATTGTTATATTTAATGTCTTTGGTGCAGAGGCTGCACTCAACATGTTGCATGTAAAGTTAGATGATGACCACTGGCCAACAATAAAACCGTTTCTTGTTTTTTTGCAATATATTACAAACGATCAGTTAACTGGAATTACGATGGATAAAAATGTTATAGACCAATTGAGGAAAATATAATGGGAATTCTAAAAAGAGCTGCTGACCTCACCTATACATTTCGCTTCATTCGTATGTTGGTAATGAAGTGGGAAAACTGGGATGCTGCAAAACTAGGTATTATCGATAGCGATGGAAAGCGGCAGAAAGATGTCAAACTGGATACCGACGAAAAGAAATCTGCTTATACTCCTTTTATTCGTCTGTGTGCTAATATTAAGCGGCTGTTATCTAAGATCCCCGGTGGAGGATCCAAGCTCGGTTCTTTTGCCGCTGCTCTTTTCCTCATAAAAGAAAAATATGGTATGTCAGATGATCACCTTTCACAAATCTGTGAGAAGTGTAACGTTGATGTTCTTGATATTCTTAACGAAGAATCTCAGTGGTTTGTATTAGAAGATAAAAGATTGTCTCCAGGTGTATATACTATTCTTGAAAATAAAATTTTAAATTCAAATTACGAAGAATTTTGTTATGCAAAAGATAAAATAAAAGTAGATGAAGATTGTTATCCAGCTGGTGATGTATTTGGTTTGGATATCTATGAGGGAACTCATGTAAAAACTAATCAGAAAATTTATTTTACTATTAGTGAGATTTATAAATGAGTAAAACGTCAGATCTAATTAAAAAGAGTCAAGCAAAGCGAGGAGCACCTGGAACCTTGAAGCGTAAGGTAAAAGGTAAGATGACTATTGCAAAAGCAAAGGCTTTGAAAAATAAACCAGGAGCCACTACATTGGATAAGAAACAATCAAACTTCTTTATCAACATGCAACGCGCGCGTACTGAAGAAGTAACCACTACAGCCAACATCCCTAACCCTGCTCAAACTTCACAAGGACCTGTTATTGCATTTCTTGATCGTAGATCAAAGAAGAAAAAGAAGTTACTCAAAAAGTTCCGTGAGTATAATAGAGAAAAAGGTATTGAGTAATGAGCAAGGTAGGGGATATTGTAAAAATCCTTGCTCATACTATTGAAGCAAATGATGGTGATTTTGACAAATTAGATAAATTGATAAGTGAACAGTTGGCTTTAATCAGTGAAGAAATAGAAGAAGATAAAAAACAACTATCTTTTGACTTTGATTAATTAATATTTTTAGGAGAACATTATGTTATCAATATTAGGATCATTGCTTGGATTTGCAGGTTCTGCAGTTCCAGCAATTACTGATTCGTTTGCTCGTAAAGCGGATCATAAACATGAAATTGAAAAAATGAAAGTCATGGCAGAACTCAAGGCAAGTGGGTATGACCATGAAATGAAAATGTATGATCAGATGGGTGCAGACAAAGAGCATGATCGTTTGATTCAACATGATATAAGTATTAATCAAGGCACAGGCATTATCGCTGGTTTACAGAAATCTGTACGACCAGTTATCACATATGGTTTCTTTGCTTTGTTTGTTACTATTGAGATTACACTGTTAATGTCAGCACTTGAGAAAGGTACTGATTTTGCAGAAGCAATACAGTTGTTGTGGGATGAGGATACAAAAGCTATCTTTGCTGCAATCATATCTTTTTGGTTTGGAAGTAGAGCTATTGAAAAAGCCAGGCGAAAGTGAAATTGAACATTACGTTCGAGTAATAAAAGATCACGAAGCTCGTAGACTCAGTTTCAACGAGCGCATAGAATATTGGAGAATATACAATGAGAGAAACATTAATGAAAGCGGTAGTGTCACACGCACAGGGTCACATCAATAAGCATCTTGCAAACATTGAGGTCTATATGACCAATCCCGCAGGTATTGGTGAACATTCTGATATCATTGAAGCTATAGAAATTGAACTTGAGCAGGTCGCAAAGTATGATGACCAGATTGAAATGATAAAAAAATATTATATGAAAAAATAAATAAATATTTTTCTTAAATTATCATGAAATTAGCTGTTTACTAAAATGACTAATTACTATATAATACCATTAACGAATTAATACAATCATTACATAGTAGAGGATGGCGTATGCAAAACCGTTTTGCAGACACACGGGAGTTTTTGTCTCAGACTAAATTTTATGACAGTTATTCAAGATTCAAAGAAGAAGATGGATCATATGAAACCTGGGATGAAGCAGTAGACCGTGTATTATCAATGCATGAGGATAATTACTCAGAGCATCAATCACAACTAAGTCCATTTATTGAAGAGGCCAGAACGGCATATAAGGAACAACGAGTACTTGGTGCACAACGTGCTCTTCAGTTTGGTGGGGAAGAGTTAAAGAAACATCAGATGCGTATGTATAATTGTACATCATCTTATGCTGATCGTCCCGCATTCTTTGGTGAATTCTTTTATATCCTATTGTGTGGAGCTGGTGCAGGATTTTCTGTACAAGAGCACCACGTAGCTAAACTACCACAGATTCAATTACGAACAAAGCAAGCCAAAGGCTATGTTGTAGAAGATTCGATCGAAGGTTGGGCATCAGCACTTGATGTACTAATGTCATCATATATGGTTGGTGGTGGTAAACACTCTGACTATGAAGGCCGTCGTGTATTCTTTGATCTAACAAACATTCGTCCAAAGGGTGCAAAGATCTCTGGTGGTTTCAAAGCTCCAGGTCCAGAAGGCCTACGTAAGGCTCTTGATAAAGTAGAGCATATGTTGCAGGCTATGGTAATTGATACAAAGAGTCCAGTATCATTGCGACCCATTACAGTGTATGACATCTGTATGCACGCAGCAGACGCCGTTCTATCAGGGGGAGTACGCCGTTCTGCAACGATATGTCTATTCTCTCCAGAAGATGATGAGATGATGAAGGCCAAGACTGGTAACTGGTTTATGGACAATCCACAGCGTGGTCGTTCAAATAACTCGGCAGTGATTGTTCGTGATGAAGCAACTCCAGAGATGTTTGCAAGCATTATGGAATCCGTTAAGTCGTTTGGTGAGCCTGGATTCTACTTTACTACATCTAAGGAACATACAACTAACCCATGCGTCGAGATTGGCATGTTCCCACAGTATGAAGGTGAGTCGGGTTGGCAAGGTTGTAACTTAACTGAAATTAATGGTGGCATGTGTAAGACAGAAGATGATTTTTATCAGGCCTGTCGTGCAGGTGCAATTCTTGGTACATTACAGGCAGGGTATACTGATTTTAAATTCCTAAGTCCTGTATCAAAGAAAATCTTTGATCATGAGGCATTACTTGGTGTATCTATTACTGGCTGGATGAACAATCCAGATATTCTTTTCGACGCAAAGGTCCTTAAAAAAGGAGCAGCTATTGTTAAGAGAGTCAATAAAGAAATTGCATCCATTATCGGCATTAATCCTGCTGCTCGTACTACTTGCGTTAAGCCAAGTGGTAATGCATCAGTATTGTTACAAACCGCTTCTGGAATACATGCAGAGCATTCTTCAATGTATATAAGAAACATTCAAATGAATAAAGAGTCTGAGATCACTCAGGCAATTATCAAATCAAATCCTCATATGGTTGAAGAGTCCGTTTGGTCAGCTAATGGTACAGATGTTGTGATTTCTTTCCCAATCGTACCTAAATTTGGATCAATGTTCAAGGATGATTTATACGGTGTAAAACATTTAGAGCTCGTTAAGAAAGCACAAAAGTATTGGGTCGTAGAAGGTACAAATGAAGATCTTTGTGCCGATGAAGGAATCCGTCATAATGTTTCAAATACAATTATTGTTGATGATTGGGACGATGTAGAAAAGTATGTATTTGAGAATCGTTATTCATTCTCAGGTATTTCTTTCTTAGCTCCAACAGGAGACAAAGACTACAATCAGGCACCTAACACACAAGTAATCGATTCAGAGCAGATGGTACAAAAGTATGACCAAGGTGCTATCTTTGCCTCTGGTATGGTCGTTGATGCTCTAAAGGTATTTGATAATCTATGGACAGCTTGTTCTACTGCTATGGGAATGGGTGAAGATCTTTCATTAGAATCATCTGAGAACTCTGCAAAGAAAGATTGGGTTCGTCGTTATGAGAACTTTGCAAATAACTACTTTGATGGTGATATGAAGAAAACTGAGTATTGTTTGAAGGATGCATATTTAATGCATAAGTGGACTAAGATTCAAAAAAATCTAAAGTCTATTGATTGGAAAAACGATCTTACAGAAAAACGATATACTGCAGTAGATACTATTGGAGCAGCTGCTTGCGCAGGTGGTGCCTGTGAAATCGACTTCTAATGTACCTTCACCATGTGTGAAAGTATGCACAATACTGAACGACCATTGCGTAGGCTGTGGTCGTTCTTCCAACGAGATACGAGAGTGGTTTTATTGTGATGATAATCGTAAGCAGGAGATCTTAGAAACAAGTGGAAAACGAATATAGAATAGAGTGTGAAGAATGCTATTCAACTACTATTGTATTAGTAGAGGATGGAGAGACACCAGAGTTCTGCCCTATATGTGGTAGACGTGCAGAAATAGAAGACATTTCAGAAACAGATGTATAACAAAAATTTCGAATTAAATCCCACAGATCTTGACATCATTGAGAAAGTGCTTAGACAGGAAGTCAACAGACTTGTTGTATCAAGACAAACATCAATAGACGCGACAATTGCGTTACCAAGTGACATTCCATCAGTACAAGAAGCTGATGGTCAAATAAAAATAATAAGAGAGCTACTTGGCAGACTCCACAACCAGAAACAATGGTATCACCCAAAGGGTAGTACTTACGTTTCTGGTTGACCTTTTCTAATAAATCCTATATAATAGTATGTGGACTTATAATGGAAAAGAATATGATGAGCAACCCAACGATTATCAAGGATTCGTTTATATCATCACAGAGTTGGATACAGGCAAGAAGTATGTCGGTAAAAAGAACTTCTGGCGCCCAAAAGTATTACCTAAAAATTCAAAGAGAAGTAGAAATGTCAGAACCAGAGTTCCATCTGACTGGCGTACCTATTTCGGGTCAAATACAGATATACAAACTCTTAAAGAAGACAAAGGCGAAGACAACTATAAACGAGAAATCATTAGACTCTGTCACACAAAAGGAGAGATGTCATACTTCGAGGCAAAAGCTCAATTCGATAATGACGTCCTTCTTTCCGATGGCTGGTACAATGAGTTCATAGGTTGTAAGATTCATTCAAAACATTTACCACAGTGGCTAAAGGAATAGATTATGATATTGATTGACTTTAATGGTTTGGCAGTTGCAACAGTGGCTGTCAATAAAACTGATGATCCTAACTTACTAAGACACATGATACTAAACAGTCTACGGCTGCACAGAACCAAGTTTAAGAAAGACTTTGGTGAGCTAGTTATCTGCTGTGAAGGTGTTGGTAACTGGAGGAAAGATTACTTTCCTCAATATAAAGCCAACCGTAAAAAGTACAGAGAGAATTCAGATATTGATTGGAATGAAGCGTTTCGTATTCTAAGTGAAGTACGCAATGAGATCAAAGAGAACTTCCCATATAAAGTCATTCAAGTTGATAAGTGTGAGGCAGATGATATTATTGGTGTACTATCTGCAAATACCCAAGAGTTTGGTCAGTACGAAGATGTGCTGATTATATCAGCTGATAAGGACTTTATGCAGCTGCAGAAGTTCCCTAATGTGAAGCAATACAATCCAATCCAGAAAAAGTTCTATAATGAGGAAGCTCCTAAGGCAAATCTCATTGATAAGATTTTATCTGGTGATACGGGGGATGGTGTACCAAACATTATGTCAGATGATGATACATTTGTAACAGAAGGTAAACGTCAGAATAAACTTTCCAAGAAGAAGAAAGAAGAGATAGTTGAAGATCTTGCAGATGGTGAGTTACTATATGCCGCATCATGGTATCGTAACTACTGTCGTAACGAGAAATTGATTGATCTAGATCAGACTCCACAAGAGTTAAAAGTTAAAGTAATTTCAGAATTTAATAGTCAGCAGCCAGAGAAAAATAGTGGTCTGGTATTTCCATATCTTATAAATAAAAATATGAAAATGTTGATTGAATCAGTAGAGGAATTTATAAACTGATGATTAATAAGTATGTTTTTGAGGTGCTAGATGAAATAGCATCAGCGAAGAAAAAAGAAGACAAAGTAAAAATTCTTAAAAAGAATGCCAACTGGGCACTCAGAGATATTATTCGAGGATCCATGGATAAAAACGTTCTCTGGAATCTTCCAGAAGGCTCTCCTCCATATAAAGAATCGGAACCTCACAATCACCCATCTGAACTACAACGAGACTACAAACAGTTTGGTTGGTTTGTAAAGGGTGGTAAAGGTGACAAACTACCAGCATTCAAACGTGAAAGAATTTTCATTGGACTTCTAGAAGGAGTTCATCCTGGTGATGCCAAACTAGTTATTAATATGATTAACAAGAAGGCACCAAAGGGATTAACTCGTCCAATTGTAGAGGAGGCATTTCCTGGTCTGCTCAAGGACTAATAATACATTCTTATCATTTAACTTTAACACTCTTCAGAGCGTGCCCACTCGTGTACGCTCTTTTTTTATAGGGAAACAACAATGGTATATTCTCAATTCGAACGTCTTAAAAAAGATTCCAACAATCTTGCCCTTTACGCAAAGAAACTACAAAAAAGAGGACATTTTGATCGGGCAACAAAAATCTTGCAAAAGAGAGACTTCGTTCTAAAACGATTAGAGAAAGTACCACAACCCACCTGAAATAATTCCAAAAAATAATTGTAGACGAAACCTATTTTTTGCTGTATAATAATGTATCAGTTGGCGAAAATAGGGATACCATATTATGAACATATTTGTGCTAGATAAAGATCCAATTGTAGCGGCACAGCTACAATGTGATAGACATGTAGTTAAAATGACAACAGAGTCTGCGCAGATGTTATCTACTGCTCATAGACTTTTGGATGGAGCTCCAATTAAGAGACCATCCAAGTCTGGTAAAACCATACGTACTTATTATTGTTTGTATGAAGGAGCAGATGACTTGGAAGCTGAGATGTTGTATATGGCTAATGTACATGAGAAGCATCCATGTACTATATGGACTATGGAATCAGAAGCCAACTATCGTTGGCACTGGGAGCATCTACGTGCGCTTAGTGAAGAGTATACATATAGATATGGCAGAACACATAAAGTAGGTGTTAAGCTATTGTGGGGATTAGAATCTCCTCCTAGAAATATTCCTAAGGGGCCTATGACTCAGTTTAAACTAGCTATGAAAGATCAACCTCAATGTATGCATCCTAGTGATCCTGTACGATCTTATAAAGAGTTCTATCATACAAAACAACAACGGTTCAAGATGGCTTGGACCAAGAGAAATATCCCGGAGTGGTTTAATGCCAGTATATACGCTTAAAAGAATTTCAACGGAAGAAGAGTGGGACGTAAACTGCTCGTTTGATGATCTTGCTCAGATGCTTGAAGATGATGACATTATAAAAGTATTATCTACACCATCATTTGCTGGCAACACAGTATCTAATTTAAGACGCGCTGGTGGTGAATGGCAAGACCTATTAGGTGGGATTAAAAAGGCATCTGGAAAAGATAATACGATAAAAACATGAAACGCAATAGACAAAAAGATTATAGAGAATTTATTACTGCTCGTATTGCTCAACTTAGAGATGATGCATTAAAAGCAAGTGATCCACACGATCGTGTTTGGTATTATAGACTAATTTCAGAATTGCAAATGGTACAGAATTATGAGCAAAGCAACAGTAAAGTTTGAAGAATTACTTAACTATGAACCACAAACTGAAAACCAAAAGAAAGCATATGATGCATGGGATGATGGAGAGAATCTCGTCCTTGCTGGTTCTGCTGGTACTGGTAAGACTTTTGTTGCGTTATACTTGGCACTGGAAGCGGTTCTCGAGCGAGAGACGCCTTATAATAAGGTCATTATTGTCAGGTCAGTAGTACCAACAAGAGATATGGGTTATCTACCGGGAACGGTAGAAGAGAAGAAAGAGGTGTTTGAAACACCCTACAAAGCTATATGTCATGAGTTGTTTAATGACAATGCAGCATATAAAAAGTTGATAAATAGCCATCAGATAGAGTTTATGACAACGTCGTTTATACGGGGACTTACGATTGACAACTCTATCATTATTGTGGATGAGATGCAGAATCTCAACTTCCACGAACTAGATTCTGTTATCACACGTGTAGGTAATAATTGCAGAATCGTATTTAGTGGAGACTATCATCAATCTGATTTTAAAGAAGTATCAGAACGAGATGGTATCCAAAGATTCTTACGGATTATAGAACAGCTGAGAAACTTTAGTGTGATCACATATGGCTGGGAAGATATTGTAAGATCAGACTTCCTTCGTGATTATATTATGACGAAGGAAATGCTAGGAATGAAATAATGTATAGATATTTTTTAGGTGCACTCATCATGTTTTTGGTAATGTTCGTTGCCTTTGGTTTTTGGGCTGGAGCATGGGCAAAGGAAACGTGGGAAAGATCAGTCATGATCTGTGATTCAAACATGGAAGATATGGTTGAGTTTTATATCGAAGAAGGACTTGTACCAATTATGGCAGGTACAGGAAAAGCACTTTATGAAGGTGGTACAACTGGTGAAGATGTTATAACTTTTGTTATGCAAGA